GCGCGCGCCGTGGCCGTGGCAACGCTGGCTCTACATCCACGGTGGCGAACTGACCCCGGACGGCATCCCGCGGTTCCGGACGGTGATCCAAGAGGTCGGGCGGCAGTCCGGCAAGACGTACGCCGTGCAGGACCTCTCCCTGTTCTGGATCTTCGAGGAGAAGATCGGCTCGCTGCTCGGGACCAGCACGCTGACGAAGTACGCGAAGAAGCCTTGGCGGGCGTCGTTTGACATCGCTGTCAAGGTGCCTGAGCTGCGCCGCAGGCTCGGCACGAACCCGAACCGGCTGGCCATCAGGAAGGCGGCCGGCGAGGAGGAGTGGTTCACGCTCGACGGATCGCACTACGCGATCGCCGCGTCCAACGCCGAGGGCGGCCGTTCGATGTCCAACGAGCGGGTGATCGCCGACGAGTTCGCCAAGCAGTACAACTACGACGCGTACGGCGCCGCGTTCTACTCGATGGACGCCTTCGATGACGCCCAGTTCTGGGCCCTCACGACGCCCGATCCGAACGGCGCACCGTACGTGGATCTGCGCGCGTCGGCCCTGACCTACGAGCAGACCGGCGTCGGTGATCCGTCGATCGGGCTGTTCTCCTGGTCGTGCCCGGTCGAGGCGGATCCGACCGACCCGCGGGCGCTAGCCATGGCTAACCCGACGTACGGCCGGCCGGGCGGGAAGAACCCGACCCGGGTGCTCCGCGCGGCGGCGGCGGCGGTCGCCCGGGGCGGCGGGCTGCTGCGCACCTTCGAGCAGGAGGTCATGTGCAAGCTGCTCGACAGCCAGGATCAAGCGGTCAACCTCGCCGCGTGGGCCGACTGCCTCGAGGCGGACTCTCTCGCCGCGGTCCGCGACCGGGTCGCGCTGGTCTTCGATGTGGCACCGTCCGGCCGGCACGCCACCCTGTACGCCGCGGCGGAACTGCCGGACGGCCGGGTCCGGGTCGAGGCGGTCGAGGCGTGGTCGGGCGTAGGGTGCGCGGACCGGGCCGTCCGGGAGATCCCAGCCCTGCTCGCTCGTGTGCGACCGCGCGCCTTCGCGTGGCTTCCGGGCGGCCCTGGCGCCGCGGTCGGAGGCCGGCTCGCCGAGGGCCGGTCGAAGCAATGGGCCGGCGGCGCCGTGATTCAGGAGATCCGGGGCGAGGTGACGCAGGTGTGCATGGGGTTCAGCACGCTGGTCGACGCCCGGCGGGCGCTGCACTCCGGTGACCCGCTGCTGGACGGTGACATCGTGGCCGCGCAGAAGCTGCCCCGTGGTGACGGGTGGGTGTTCTCTCGCCGCGGGGACGGTGACTGCGACGCCCTGTACGCCGCGGCCGGCGCGGCGTGGCTGGCGCAGACCCTCCCGGCGCGCAGTTCGGATATGCGGGTTCTCCTGCCGACCGTGCGAGACTGACCGCATGACGCTGTCGACCAAGATTGACGTTGACCTGGTGGCGATGCTGTCGAGTGCGCTCGATCTCGGCAGCTCTCAGTTCCCGCTGAACATCGCCGCGCGCACCACCCTGACCTCGGGGACCGGGGTCGGTCAGGCGGACCTCGTGTTCTCCGACCGGCGCACGGTCGCCGCGTCCGGCACCGACGCCCTTGACTTGGCCGGCTCGCTCGCGTCGCCGCTGGGCGGAACGCTGACGTTCGTGAAGATCAAGGGCCTGCTCGTGCGGGCCGACACGGGGAACACGAACAGCGTGCGGGTCAACCGGCCGGCGGCGAACGGCGCGCCACTCTTCGCCGCGGCCGGCGACGCGATCGACGTGCAGCCCGGCGGCACCCTGCTCTGGATCGCGCCGAAGACCGGCGTCGTGGTGACCCCTGCGACCGGGGACCTGCTGAACTGCGACAACTCCGGAGCGGGCACGGGCGTGACTTACGACATCGTGATCATCGGTACCAGCGCCTGATAGCTGTACCATCCGGGTCATGACCCTCGGTGATCGTCTCCGCTCGTGGTTCGGCATGGGCTCGCGAGACGGCATCGTATCGGCGAAGTTCGACGCCACCTATCCGGTTGATCAGCTGTCGTTCCTCAAGATCCTCGGGGTCACCGATGCGCAGGGCCGGCGGATCGGGGGCCGGGGCCGGATCGACCGGGCGACCGCACTCACCGTCCCGGCCGTGCTCCGGGGACGTAACCTAATCTGCTCGATCAGCACCCTCCCGCTCGAGCTAGTCGACCAGGCGAACCGGGTACAGGACGTCGCCCTGTTCGAACAGATCGACCCGAACATCGCGAACGAAGTCATGCTCGCGACCACCATCGAGGACCTCCTGTTTGAGGCGGTCGCCTGGTGGAAGGTCATCTCGTTCGACGCGTTCGGGATGCCAGCCAAGGCGGTCCGGTACGCCCCTAAGACGGTGTCGCTGCAGCCCCCGCCAGGATGGCAGCGCGCCTTTCTCCCGTCCGAACTGCCCACCGAGGGCATCGTCTGGATGGAAGGCAAACCGGTCCCGTTCCGCAACGTGATCCGCTTCGACTCCCCGAACCCTGCCCTGCTCGAAGCGGGAGAGCGGGCTATCCGCAGGGCGCTGGATCTCGACGAGTCGGCCGACCTGTACGCGACGAACCGGCGGATGCGCGGCTACTTCACCCCGTCCGACCCGACCGTCGATCCGGCCGCAGGGGAAGACGGCCAGCAGAAGATCATCGACGCGTTGGATGACTTCGCCAAGGCGCGCAGGGAGCGGCTCGACGGATACATTCCGGCCGCCCTCGAATATCACCCGATCCAAGATCCGACCCCGGCCGAAATCCAAATCCTGGCGCAACAGCAGCGCGCCGACCTGGCGATCGCGAACGCACTCGGGATCGACCCGGAGGACCTCGGCATCTCGACGACCAGCCGGACGTATCAGAACGGGATCGACCGGCGGCAGGACCGGATCAACGACGTCCTCGCCCCGTACATGGCGGCGATCACCGGCCGGCTGTCGATGCCGGACGTGACCCGGCAGGGACAGCGGGCGTGCTTCCGGCTGTCCGGCTACCTCAAGGCCGACCCGCTCACCCGCGCGCAGGTTCAGCAGATCCACTCCGCGCTCGGTGCGACCGACGCCGCGGAGATCCGCGAAGAGGAGGAGCTCCCGCCCCGCGCGATCGAACCTCCCCCGGCGTCGCCGGCTCGGCCGGGCGCGGTTCCGGCGCCGTACGCGGGAGCCGCGGCATGACCAGCACGCTGATATTTGACGGACTGACGCGAGCGTCGTTCGCGTTCGACGCCTCCCGCCGCACGATGACCGGTCTGGTCATGCCATACGGGCAGATCGGCCGGCATCAGGATGGCCGCAAGTGGCGGTTCTCCAAGGGGAGTCTGAAGTTCGGGCACGCGAAGTACCTGCGCCTGTTCGCCGAGCACGTGCCGTCCGCCCGGATCGGCCGCGGCATCGACGCGGTGGAAACGGATGAGGGCCTGGTCGTCACGTTCGGCATCTACGAGGGCGAAATCGGCGATCGGGCGCTAGCCGCGGCGGCCGACGGGACGATGACCGGGTTCTCGGCTGAGCTGGAATTCGACACGATCGACGCGGAGCGGGACCCGGAAAACCCTGGGGTGCTGCTGGTCAACATGGCCAACCTGACGGGGGCCGGCCACGTCCGGACCCCTGCTTTCAACGACGCCCGAATCATCTCGATGCGGGCAAGTCACAGCGGAGGATCCATGAATTGCTCGGTCTGCGGCCAGCCGGTAACGGCCGGGGTCGCGCACACCTGTACCCCGCTCGCGACGCCGGCCACCCCGCCCGCGACGCCGCCGGCCACCCCGCCCGCGACGCCGCCGGCCACCCCGCCGGCCACCCCGCCGACCACCCCGGCGGCGCCGGACGACCCGGCCGCGGTGACGTTCTCCGCTGACCAGTTCGGTCAGCTCATGACCAGGCTCGGCGCGGCCCCCGGAAACCGGCCGCTGGTCGATCCGACCCGCGGCCCCGGCGGCGGCCCGGCGCAGGTCACCGAACCGCTCCCGTACCGGTTCTCCTACCAGGCCGGCCGGCACACGTTCGCCACCGACGCTGAGCACGACTTCTCCACCGACCTGCTCTCGATCGCGAAGGCATCCTCGGAGAAACGCGACCCGGGCGCCGCGCTCACCCGAATCAACGCCATGATCAAAGAGACCTTCTCGGTCTCCCGCGCGGTCGACCAGGTTCAGGCGGCGCAGTTCGCGAACGTCGGTGTCGCGGACTCGACGGACTTCACGAATCCGCACCGCTACCGGCCGGACATGTGGCAAGCGCAACTCGACTTCCCGACGCCGCTATGGGACATGGTCAACGCGGGGACGACGGACGGTACGAAGTTCGACATCCCGAAGTTCTCCAGCTCGTCCGGTCTGGTATCGGCAGCGACGGAGAAGACCGAGCCGGCGGCCGGGTCGTACGTGGCGCAGCTGCAGACGATCACCCCGACGCAGGTGTGGGGCAAGGTCGAGATCACTCGTCAGGCGTGGCGCATCGGCGGTACGCCGCAGCTGTCCGGCATCCTGTGGGATCAGATGCTGCGGGAGTACTACGAGGACCGGGAAGCGTCGATCGCGACGTTCCTGAACACGCTGACCGCGGCCACCGACATCACGCTGACCGGTAGCCCTGCGACGCCGACCAACGACGACGACCAGGCCACCCTGACCACCCTCGAGACGGCGCTCGCCGACCTGCAGTTCGCGCGGGGTGGCAACGTGTTCCGGGCTTTCGCCGTACATCAGGCCCTGTACCGGGTACTGGCGCGGGTGAAGGACGACGCGGGCCGGCCCCTGTATCCGCAGATCGCGCCGCAGAACGCGAACGGCACTACCTCGCGCGGTTACAAGACCATCGACATCGGCGGTACCACGGCGATCGGTGCGTATGCGCTGGGCACGGTGAGCACGACCCCGACCAACTCGTGGTTGTTCGACCCGGCGAAGGTGCTGGCGTGGGCGTCGGCCCCGGAACGGCTGTTCTGGGACTTCGGTGCGACCGTCCAGACGGCGAACCTTCCGCAACTGTCCTTCGTCACGATGGGCATCTACGGCGACGTCGCGGTCGGTAACACCGACATTGCCGGTGTCCGTCAGGTCATCTTTGACCCGAACACCGCGGCCTAGACATGGCCAAGATTTCAGAGGGCCGGCGGGCCATCGCGGAGAACGAGCAGCTGCGCGTGCAGCTGGCCGAGGCGGATGCTCGGATCGCTGAGCTTGAGGCTGCTGTACGCGAGGGGCTGGCCGTGGTCGAGGAACTGCAGAAGCCAGCCGCGCGGCGGACTACAAAATCCTGAGAGGAGGTGGCCGGCATGACCGTTCGGGCCAAGACGCCTACGAGTGTGGATCTGCCCGTGGGGGACGTCTGGTGCCTGGTCGTGTCGGTCACCGATTCCTCGGGGGCTCCCGTCGTCGATGCGCCGACGGTCGCGGTGACCGACCCGGCCGGCGTCCCATCGACGCCTGCGGCCGAGTCGGTGGCGACCGGGATATATCGGGCGCAGATCGTCACCACGGTTACCGGCCGGTACACGGCTCGGGTGACGACGCTCGCCGACGGGGCGGTCGACTTCGCCGCCTGGGTCACCGCGGTCGACGCCCTCCCGGACGTCGACGCGGTCGATGACTACCTCGGTCAGCACTCATGGGACCCCGAGGTTCTGGCCGATGCCCTTGCGGCGGAGACCGATGCGCAGCGCCGGGTATGCGACGTCCCGGCCGCCTATCCGAACGATCTGCGGGAAGCCCTGCTGCGCCGCGTGCAGGTCAATCTGGCTAAGCGCGGTCAGCCGTTCCTGACGATCCCGGACTCCGAGGTCCCGGCGCTGATCCCACGGATCGACGCCGAGGTACGCCGCTTCGAGGCACCGTTCCGCAAGCTGGTGATGGGATGATCGACCAGACCCGGGCGGCCCTCGCCGCGGCGTTGTCCGATATCGCCGACGTCAAGGGGTACGTGAAACGTCCCACGTCGCCGCGGCCCGGTGACGCGTGGCCGGTCTGGCGCGGCGGCGACCGGGATCAGGCGTCCGGTCAGTTCGCGTGGGAGTGGGCGATAGCGCTCGTGCTCCCTCAGGACGAGCAGAGCGCGTACGACACCGAGGAGCAGTGGATCCCGATCGTTGTCTCGGCGGTCGGCAGGATCGTGTATGTGGACGGCGTGAGCCCGGCCAACCTGAACACCGATGCCAGTCCCGTGTACGGGCTGCTGTTCACGACGAGGAGTGAGTGATGGCCGATACCCGGGGCCTTATGAAGTACGCCGTTGTCGAGATCGACGACGTCGACTATGCCGAGGACGCGACGACCGCGCTGCGGACCGGTGACGCGCCGACGCAGACGTTGCGCACGCTGGTGCCGGACGGCGCGGTCACCGACACCGACACACCGGTCTATTCGTTCCAGCTGGCCGGCGCGCAGGGCGGCACCCTGTGGGCGGCGCTGTACGCCGCGCAGGGCACCGTCGTGGATGTGGTGCTGCAGGCGGAGTTCGGGGTCGGGAAGACCACCGAGACGTTCTCCGTGCTGGTGCCGCTGGGCTCGGTGCCGTTCGGTGGCCAGCAGGGCGGATTCCGGGTCTTCGACATCACGATGCCCGTGCAGGGCGCCGTGGTGAAGGGTGTCTCTTCCTGATGGCGGTCACCAGGCTGCGGATGCAGATCGAGATGGAAGACGGTTCCACGTGGGAGGTGGACACCGATCAGCGTGATCAGGCGCGCTTTGAGATGCAGGACTTCTACCGCGCCGATCGGATGCTGCTGAAGCAGCGGTTCATGGCCTACGTGGCGTCGGCCCGGGAGAAGAAGACCAGCCTGTCGTGGCCGAAGTTCGACGCCGCGTGTGTCGAGGTGATCGCCGCCGCCGACGACCCGGGCGCCGAGGTGGGCCCTACGATGCCGGATCCGTCCGGCGCTCCCTGATCCACCTGGCGGTGGTGTCCGGTCAGCCGCTGCGTGATCTCCTCGACCGGGAGGTATGGGGCGATCGGGACTTGGCCACCCTGGCGGATGTGCTGACGGATGTGGGAGGTGGTTCCGGTGCCTGACTGGCGGATCGTGTACGCGCAGCTGGCCGCGTTCGACGACAAACGCGAGGTGCTCCTCGCACTGCGGCGTGGGATCCGCGAACCGCTGCCTCAGATCCGTAAGGCGATCAGGGACCGGGCCATTGCGACGCTCCCGGCCGGCGGCGGCCTGGGCGCGTGGGTGGCCGCGTCGAGGGTCAACGGGCCCGTGGCGGTATCTGGGCGCCGTATCCGGCTGAAGATCAAGGCGGGCCGGAACTCGCGCGGCGGCCGGTCGGATATCGACGCGATCGACCGGGGCCGGGTCCGGGCGCCGACCTGGGGTCACCGCGGCCTGGGTGCCTGGCATACGGAGATCGTTGAGCCTGGGTTCTTCACCGTCCCGGCGCAGGATGCTGCTGAGCCGATCGGTGAGGCGATGAGCCGCGCGGTAGATCAGGCGTTCGACCGGTTGGCGGGCTGATCATGGCTAGGGATGTTGAGTACAACTACACGGCGTCGGACAAATCGGGGCCGGCCAACGAGTCATTCCGCCGCAACGTCAAGAAGAACGCGGACGAGGCGGAGAAACAGTCCAAGCGGGTCGAGAACGTCATCGGCAAGGGTCTCGTGCAGATCGCCGAGACGGTGTCTCCGAAGCTCGCCGCTGGCCTGGCGGACGCGTTCACCAAGACTGGCGAGGTCGGTCCGGCGATCCTCGTCGGCGGGCTGGTCGCCGCGGCCCCGCTGATCGGGGCGACGATCTCCGGGGCGATCATCGGGGCCGTCGGGTTGGGTGGTGTGGTCGGCGGATTCGCTTTGGCCGCAAGGGATCCGCAGGTTCAGGCCGCCGCGGCGTCGATGAAAAAATCAATCAGCGACGAACTGCAGGATGCGGCGACACCGTTCGTGGACACGTCGATCAAGGGCATCGCCGAACTGGGCGGCGCCGTAAAGAAGATCAACTTTAAGCAGATTTTCGCGGACTCCGCGGTCAACGCGATCCCGATCATCGACGGTGCCACGACCGCCGTGCAGGAACTCGGCCACGCGATCACGGACATCATCCACAACTCGGGCCCGGTCGTGAAGGAGATCGGCAACGAGATCGGCGCGTTCTCCGGGGCGATCGCCGACGGGCTCGAATCGATCGCGGACAACGGGCCGCAGGGCGCCGAGGCGCTGCATCAAATCTTCCTGCTCGTCAACGGCACCGTGTCCTCGGTGTTCCAGTTGGTGAACGGGCTGACCGAGGTCTACGGCGCCCTGTCCAAGATCAGCGGCGGCGGTCCGACGAAGATCCTCGACGAATACTCGGCCGCGTCCGCCAATGTGGCCGACAAGGTGCGCGGCATGGCCGAGGGCATCGTCACCGCGAACGGGGCGATCGACGCCAACGGACAGGTGGTCCTGACGGACGGCGCCGCTCTGGCCACGTTCGCCCAGCAGATCGACGCGGTCGCGTCGGCCGGGCATTCGCTGTTCGACTCCGCGACGCAGGCCGGCGCCGCGGTGGACGCGGCGACCGCGGCGATCAAGAAGAACGGCAAGACACTCGACGCGAACACCGAGAAAGGGCGCTCGAACCGGGAGGCCCTGTCGAACGTCGCTAGCGCGCTGGTCGCCACCGAGAAAGCGGCCGACGCGTCCGGGGCGTCGCAGGAGCAGCTGAACGCGATAGCCGGGCGCGGCCGGGACCAGTTCATCAAGCTGGCCCGGCAGTTCGGGCTGACCAAGACGCAGGCTGCGAACCTCGCCACCGAGATGGGTCTGATCCCGGCGAAGAAGAAGACCGACTTCACGGCGAATACCCACGACGCCGCGGGCCGGATCGCCGCGCTGCAGGATCAGATCAACAACGTGCACGGCAAGACGATCAGCATCGACGTGCAGGCCCGAACCAACAAGGTCAACAATCAGCTGTCTCGCCTGGGCGTCCAATTCGATGCGCGAGACTCGTTCATGTTCGCCCGGTCGGACGGACAGGATGTGCGATCCCGCACCGAGGCGCCGCGGCAGATCGACGTGCAGTCGACCGCGAACGTCACCGTGCTGCTCGACGGTAAGCCGTTCCGGGCGATGGCCGTGCAGGCGGCCGGCGACGTGGTCGACGCCTCGACCCGGCGGCAGAAAGTGGGCAAGCGGTGACGATCACCTACGTCGCCGCGGGCGCCGCAGCGACCGGCAGCAACGCCAGTGTGGTCCCGGCGCTCCCGGCCGGGCTCGCCGATGGGGACCTGCTGCTGGTGGCCGCGTCGATCCGCAACTCCGGTACGGGCACGGTGAACACCCCGGCCGGGTGGACGGCGGTCGCGACGTTCGGCAACGTCACCGTGCTCGGCCGCTGGTACGCGGCGGGGGTGACGGCCCCCACGGTCGCGTTCACCGGCGGCGTGGCGAACGCTGACACGATCGCGCGTTGCATGGCGTTTCGCGGGGTTTCACCGGACGCCCTTGCGCAGTCGGTTTCGGCAACGCTGCTCAACGGGTCCGCCCAGAACATCACCTACCCGGCCCTCGACGTGCCCGGCGCCGCGTACGCGCTGCTGATGCTGCTGTGGAAGCAGGACGATCAGACGTCGCTCACGACTCCGGCCGGCTGGACTGCGATCGGGCTGACCTCGACGATCACCGGCGACGACGCGTCGCAGGCGCTGTTTTATCAGAT